CTGCAATACCAGCAGGGAGGACTTGCGGGCCGCTGCGTCGTAGCGCAGCACGATGCGGTCGATGCGGGGGCGCTGGCCGTCCGCAAGGGCAAGAGTCAGGGTCTCGGCCTCCCGCATGATGACGCTGTAGCCCTCAAACCGGGCGGGGTGTACCCAGCCAACGCCCGAGCTGACGGTCACGGACAAGCCGCCCGCCGCCGTGACGGCGAAATCCTCCTCGCTGCTGTACACGCCCGACGTGCGGGTGGCGGTGTGCCCGGCAGCGTCGGCGGCGTCGTAGTCGATGCCGTTGAGGGGGTAAGTAGTAATAGCCAAAATTATCGCCTCCTAATAACGGGAGTTCCGACCGTGATTTTCCGGCTGATTGCTCCCTTTTTTCCTGTGACCTCGATCTCGGTGATGCGTGCCTCAGACGACAGCCGCACTCCATCGACAATGCAAGTGACAATATCGCCCAGCTCTGCCCGGCCATCATCGGCGATCTGGAAACTCAGACTGTCGATTTTCTGCTTTTCCAGCAGTTTCTCGTATCCACGCATCGCAAGGCGGTTGATATAGCTCTGGCTTGCGGTGGTCTCTCCATCCTGCGGCTGAATGTCGCGGGCGTCGATCACGATCTCCCGCCGGGCGTTTCCAGTGCTGGCAATGTCACCGACGACGCACTTTGTGCGGGTATCGCCCTCGCCGGAGCCCAGAACCAGCGCCACATTGGCATAATCGGTATCGGAGATTTTGATCTGGACTTGTTCGAGGTTGCCATAGAGCTTGCGATATTTGAGGTTTGGATTTCGCGGCGGCTGGTAGAGCCCAAACAGCAGCTTTTTTCCGTCGTTGCTCCCCACCATCCGAACCCGGAACCCAATATCGAGTGCCTGACAGATGGTCTCAGCATACTCATAGCAGCTTTTCCCGCTGAGCTGTTGCGCATATGTGACTGTCAGCCCGGCCGGGTCGTCGAGGCTCAGCCGTGGCAGCGCCCGGCCCTCGGAAAAGCACTCTTCAAAGAGCGCTCGCAGGGCGGGCTCTGCCGTCTGCTGGCTGATGACGGTAGTGCTGACCCGTCTGCGGAGCAGGTTGGTCAGCGGGTAGCCAGTTGCGACCAATGTGTGCCCGCCGGGTTCATTATACAATGCGGTCAGGACAACGGCATTTTCAGTGCCATGCTCACGCAGATACCGGCCAGCCGAGAGCAATTGCGCGTTTTCGGCGGTGTTGTCCACCTCGATCAAAAACTTTCCTTCGGTGTTGTATCCACGTTTCCACGTCATGCTGCGCCATGTGTTCACCTGTCGGATCGTCGAAAGGGTATCCGGGTCGATCACATCAAAAATCATCTGGATACACCCCCATATAAGCCGCATAAAAAGAGATCGTGCACTGCAAACTTTCTTCACCGGAGTCTGCTCCGGCGCGGAGAATGTTGTCACCTGCCGCAAGCTCGAAAAGGCTGCTGTCATCATCCAGAACGGCAAAAGCATCGGTTTCGGTCTGATGTTCCACCCGGACAACGGCCAGATGGCCGTTGTCATGATAAACGCGCAGAGTCTGGCCCGCCGTCAGTGTCGTCAAAAAGCGGAGTTTTTCCAATGTCACCACATTCAGCAGCACCGGATTTTCTACATTCCCACCAACTGCCGAAAATTCAGCCAGAAAGGTGGCCGGAAAATCGCCGTTATACCGAATATTCACAAATGCGCTTGCATTTTTGACGCCAAAGCGGTGGGGCGTGGAATAATTGACCGGAAACCGGAATGCGGGCGAAAATCCACCTAAGATAACTTGTGTTGCATCCAGCCGCTGCCAGTATGGTTTTCGGCAGTAGAGCATGAGTGAAAAGGTGCGGCCGTTCCGGCTGCCCGCTGTGCGGACGACATAGGGCGATTTTTTGACCACGTACTCCGTGAAATAGAGATCGTTCAGGATCAGACGTCCCTCCGTGAGCGGCGGCAGTGCGGACAAAAGCTGTTTCGCCGATGCGGTGCTCAGGCACTCGCCGCTGATCGTCCGCAGAACCCCGCCGACGGTCTGCGAGTCAATGCTTTCGCCTACCTGATTGACGCTCTGACTTGTGGAGATATCCACATCCACACCGCTGATCGGGTCAAGATTGCCTTTCAGACCAGAGCCGGGCACGTTGATGAGCACTTCGCGGCCATTGGCGGTCTGGATATCGATCTTATAAGCCAACGAGAGCACTCCTTTCCGCTTCCCAGATCGCTTCCCGCATCAAGTCCGATGCGGTGGCGTCGGTGTTGGTATAGATATACTGCACGACCGTAACGCCCGGCGTGGGCTCTTTTGTGGTGGAGCCGCTTCCAGAGTTGCCGGTACCGGAAGAACCGCTCGAAGAGCTTCCTCCGGGGTCAGTAGACGGCATAGGCGGAGCCGGTGAACTCGGTGTAGGTGTCGGCTCGCTTGGTGTCGCGATGTTCGTGGATGCACCCTGTTTGTCAAGATCAGATTTAGTCTTGGCCAGCGTAATCAGCAAAGCCGCCAGACCAGCAGCCGCAATAGCCGCCAGTGCGAGGCCCTCAACAGGGATCGCGGACAACGTTGCAATTACTGCGGAGATGACGCCAGACAAAGCAGTACCAATTGTACTGACAACACTGCCGATCGCAACAAACAGTTGCGGGAAATATGCCGTAATGCCACTGAAAAGTCCTTTGCCCAGCAGCTTTGCCAGCGCGGACAGCACTGGTGTCGATTTCGACACGTACTGATAGAGGCCGTTCAGCCATTTCGACCCGGCTGTGACGATAGCGCTGGAATGCTGGGAGAGTGTCGCGCTCAGCGTATTGGCAACACTGGCGCCGAGCTGGAAAACGCTCTGCCACCCGCCCGTCGAATATGCGTCATTGAGGGCGGTCAGCCAACCGACAACGGTAGTCTCTGCCTTTTCCTTTTGGTCGGTGCTCATGCCGTTGTAAACCGCTTCCGCCACAAACGAGCCGACGCTTTTCCAGTCCTGCTTTTTGACGGCAGTATACAGATTTTTGATGGAGCCGATGGGGCCGTCGGAAACCAGCTTCGAAATTTTGCTAGACAAATCCGAGAAGGGCGTCGCAATTTTTTCCGCCGCTTGCTCCGCCGCCTCGGCCACAGCGGGAGTGTTTTCGGTGATGCCGTCCGCAAACTGCTGCATCATCTCTGGCATCCACTGGTCATCTCCGGCCAGAGGGCCTTCGTCGGGGGTCGTATGGTGCAAGAATTTGGCGACTGCACCGGCCACATCCTTTGCCGCATCGGCCACAGAGCTAATTTTATCGCGGATGCCCTTGACGATATTGGCCACAAAATCAGCGCCCCAATTGAGTGCCTTCTGGATCAGCTCGGCAATTTCTTTGCCTATTGCTTCGACGATTTGGACGCCAGCGTGAGCAATATCGGGCAAATGCTGGATAATTCCCTTGAGGAGAGCCGTAACCAGCTTCACTCCCGCTGCCAGCAGTTTGGGGGTGTTTTCGGTGATTGCCGTCACGAGATTGAGAACTAGCTCGCCGCCGGTCGCCAGAATCTCGTCCATGTGGCTCTCAATGTAGCCGGTCAGTCCCGTCACCATCTGCGTCGCGCTGGTGGCCAGTTTCGGGATCTCCGTCACGAGCCGCCCCGCAAAATCAGAGACGATCTCAACGGCGGCGTTTGCCATGCCCGCAATGCCGTCCTGCCGGAAACCATCGGTGATCGCCGTCATTGCTTCGGTGACGTATGGCAGCACCATGGAACCCACGGAGTTTTTGAAACCGGTGCCGATGGTAGTCAAGTCCTGCAATGCGTCCTTGAACGAGGCCGACGCGGCCACAGCGTCGTCGCTCATGACGCCGCCCAGCTCGTTGACCGCCTGACGCATTTTCTCGGTATCCTCTGCGCTGATGTTGAGCAGCGGGCCCAGTTCCTGCCCTGCCTTGCCCAGCAGAGTGGTGGCGAGCTGGGAGCGCGTTGCGCCCTCCTCCATACCTTGCAGTCCCGTGATGACTGCCGAGAACACATCCTCTGTGGACATCGACTTGACTTGGTCGAGGCTCAAGCCAACGGCCTGAAAAGCGGCCACCTGATCGTCTGAGCCGTCGGCAATTGCCTTAGTCAGGGTCTTCATGCCGCCCTTCATGGAGTCGATGGAGGCACCGCAGTGCCCTAAGATCGCATCCCACTCTTGATAGGCCTTTGCGCTGAGGCCGAGCTTTTGGCTCTGCTTGTCAATGTTGTCGCCCACCGAGGCCACGCTGTCCGCAAACTTAAAAACCGCCGTACCGGATGCCGTCATTGCGGCAGCGGCACCGGCGGCAAACTTTGCGGCACCCGTGACGGCCTTTCCCAGCGTTTCCTGCACCTTTTTCGCACCGGAATCGGTCTTGCTCAGGCTCTTATCGGCCTCCGTGCTGTCGATCAGGATGGAGCCGAACAGCCTGAAAATCTCAGTACCACTTGCCATTTTCGGCCCTCCAATCCAGATTCAGCAGTTTCAAGGAGTCGGCGACGATAGACTCGACTTTTTCCTTTGGTGCGGGCGCTGCGGGAAGGAGCGCGGCCTTGAAATCCTCAAAGTGCGGGTATGCCTCCTCATAGCGGAGATACCACCGCAGCCTCAGTTGATCTTCCGCCGCGAATTTGAGGATTTTCGGCAAAAACGCCACCGTCTCTTCCCATGTCCACGCATCAAAAAAACGGATGTTCCCGCCATAACGGTGCAAAACCGCATCCATTACTTCATCGGGATCAACCGCCGCACCTTGCCGAAAAAACCGGCCAGATCATTCTCCTTCATCAATTCGCCGACCGCATCAGCCAGCTCGTTGATCTCCATCGCCTTTGCTGCGGCACCGTTCTTTTTCTCAAACGGCCCGGCCAAAAAGTTCCAGATAAGTTCCTCGGCCTTGGGGTCGGTTGCATTTTCCAGCAGCGTGCCCAGAAATTGCAGCCCCGCCGCGCTCTTGTCGTCGTTGGTTTTGGCCTGTTCCAGTTGCTTGCCAATGGCCTTGATGGGCTCCGTCAAGTCCAGAGCACGCATCAGGCGCAACGCAGCAAAGACATCGCCGCCATTCAGTTTCCGCATTTTTTTGTCCTCCTTTATTCGGCCTTAGTGGGGTAGTAGATCACATAGGGCTGCTTGTCCAGATCGTCGGCGTCATAGCTCGCGTCAAACGTCAGAGCGATGGTCGTCTCTTTCTGATCCTGCGGGTTCATCGACAGGTCGCCGGTGTTGAATGCGTTAAAAATGGTCAGCACGATGGGCAGAGAACTGCCGCTCAGCCGACCGATAAAGGACAGGCTGTCGATGTAATCCTCATCGTCCAGACTGTCTTTCGGGGTGATGACCTTGTAACCCTCAAGATCAGTGCTTCCGGTGGTGATGGTTGCGGCGGCCATGCCCATCTGCAAAATTTCCGGCGTGATCTCCTGCATGGTGGTCTGGAGGCTGGCCTTCCAGTAATCCAGAATATAGTTTCCTTTGGTATTTTCCGGGGTGCCGTCGATCTGGAGCCAGTGGCCAACCTTCGAGCCCGTGAACGTACCGCCGCCGGTCGTTGCGCCCAGCAGCTTGCTGGGGTCCTGCCGGAGGCTCTCGTAGGTGTCGGTCTTGGGGTTATAATCGCGGACGTAAATACCGGCGCCCAACTGCAAACGATCCTTGGTCTGGGTCGTCTGGCCGGTCATGCGCTTGTGGTTAAAAAGTGCCATAGATGGTTAACCTCCCATCGCTAAAAATTCAAATGTCAAAAGTCGGATAGTGACACTTTTGTCACTATCATCAACAGGGGCAACTCTGCCGTTGTAGAGATAATAGGTCAGCTCGTCGGAGCAAGAGGAAAAAACATCCAGCTCATCCAGCAGGGTCTGCGCAATATGATCCACCTCAGAGGGCAGACCATTGCCGGAGATAGTGCAGGACAGCGTGCCGCGAAGGGTGCTGTCGCTCGTCCACACCGTCGCGGTGTAGCAGATGCGTGGGAAACCCGCCTCGCGGCTCCGCTCGTAGAAAACGGTGTCCACAGTGGACACTTCGCGAAGCTTCTGGCCAATGGCAGCGGTAAACCGCTCGAACGTGGTACTAGTCGGTGTCATTTGGCTCCATCTCCTCGTCATCGATCAGGCCGAGGGCGCGGTTTTCATCCTCAACGGCGGACAGGTAGTGTCCCTCTATCCTGCGTATCTCGTCAATGTTCTCCCGTACGGCGGTCGTCAGGATCTTTTTGGGCGGCTGATTTCCGTCGCCGAGTTCCTGCAAAACACCGTACCATGTATTGTGTTTGATTCCGACCTGAAGGTCGGTCTCTTTCTTTCTCACCCACCACGAAAAAGCCCCGCTTTTGCCATAAAAGCGGGACTTGATGGTGAGTCTGCCCATGTGCTTGCGGGCACCGGATGCAGTACGGGTCTGTTTGACGACGTACTTTCCAACATCGCGGAGGGCGGCGCGGCTGAGTTCCTGAATGGTGTACTTGGTCCGGTCGATGTTGGACTGGTAGGTAACGCCATTCTTGGTAATCTTCATGCCGCTGGGCGGGTTAGCCATCTTCATCCGCCCCTTTCCGCTGGCAATGCAGCTCAATATAATCGCCGGAAAGGTAGGTGCGGATGACGGTATAAACAACATCACCCACGCGGATGCGCCGCTGCTGAGCATATTCCTGCTCATAGATCGTGACGACGATTTCCGGGCGATAGCCGGAATTTGCGGCCTGATAGAATTCAGACGCCGTGACGCCGGACAGCGTGCCGATCACAGACGTTTCCGTCTGCACCGCCACCTGTTCCGAGCGCTCGTTCCGGGTCAGCTCCTCGCCGATCAGCGTCACCTCAGCGTATTTTTTCATCCGTCACCACCCTCTCTGCGTAGCCGAAGGCCGTCATGAGCTGGGATTTTTGCTCATCATAGGACTCCTTGAGCCGGTCATAATCGTCCGGCTCGCCAAAGTTGGCCTTACAGTAAGTCGTGACGGCGCGGGCGATGAGCGGCTTGTCCGGGTTGCCCCGTGCGGCCACGCCAGCGATCTCCAGATCATCCATCGCCGCCTCGATGAGGGCAGAAAGCTCATCGTCAAAAACTGCCGCCGTGATGCGCAACGCCCGCTTGACCATTTCCAGCTGCGTCATAGGTCACACCGCCTTATCAGGTCTTAGCCGGGATTTCCAGCGCCACGAAACCGCCCTTGACAACAACGTCAGCGCCCAGTTCAACATCGCCCAGAATGGTCTCCATCAGCTTGTTGAACGCGAAATCGGAAGAAACCGAGATCTCGTAATCGCTGAACAGGTCGAGCTCCAGACAGGTCGGGATGCCGTAAAACATGGTCTTCTTGGCGTCAGTGGTGTCTTCAGCAGTACCGGCGCAGGGCGTCAGGTTGTTGTTGAGGCAGTAGCGCACGCTCAGGCCGCCATCCTTGATGATGCCGGTGTTGGGGTTGTCGGTGTCCGGGGTGATCTCATAGACCGGCTTTTTCTCGTTGGTGCCGCGCACGTCGCCGAATGCGATCAGGTCGGACTTGTGCAGGAACAGCACAGCACCGCCCACAACGCTCTCATCGCCGCCATAGGCCAGCGCCAGCTTGCGCAGGGTGGTCGCATCAACAACGCCCTTGCCGCCGGTCTTGGTGGCCGCGACGGTGGTGTTGAGGGTGCTGGCCACGAGCTTCTGCGTGATGAGCGCGGCGGCGTTTTTGCGCAGACTCACGAGAGCCTGTTCGCGCACCTTGGCCTCATACAGAAGCGGGGACTGCTTCTTGACCTGCTTGCTGATATAGGAAAGCACCGCCACGGAGGTGGGGTTGATCGTCACAGTGTCGAACTGTGCCTCTTTGACAGTAGCTTCGCTACCCTCGGTCTGGTCAGCCGCAGCGTCTGCGTCCGCCTTGACATAGGCGACCACGTTGCTTCGCATCCCCTCGCAGTTGACGACCTTGACCATGTCCACGATGCTGGAGACCTTGGAGCCGATGAGATCATTGATGCCGGACGCACCAGCGGGCGCGGCCAGCTTGCCGCTGCTCATCAGGGTGGCACGGACTTCCTTGGTGCTGATCTTCTCGGTGCGGGTCTCGGCGAACTTCTGCGCACGGGTCTCGGCTTCAGTGGGCTCAACGGTCGGGTTTTCCATCGGGATGCCTTCATCGCCAAACTTCTTCAGCAGCGCCTTGCGCCGTTCTGCGGCGTTGTATTCCGCAATGCGCTTGGACACAGCATCAGCGTCTTTTTCCAGCTCGGCCAGCGCTGCGTCGTCGAGGGCAGGGTCTGCGGACTTGGTGCGGATTTCGGCAGCATAGGCGCGCAGCTCTTCGATGGTCATCTCTTCAATTTTCTTCATTTCTGTCACACTCCCAAAAGTTTCAGGTTGATTCTGCGGATGATATTCGCCCTCTTGAGTCGCTCCGCTCTGATCTCTCCGATCAATCCGTCCGAGAGATTCCGGGCACTGATCGATGTCGCGTCATTGGCCGGGAGGCTCACAGCGCTGACATCGTACAGCTTTTTGAATTTGGTGATCGTCCGGGTCAGGGTCACAAACCCGGTTTCGTGATCTTCGGTCGATTCGCGTTTGTCCTCGGCGACCGAAAAACCGAAAGACATCTTGTCGGTGTACCCATCCCTGATCTCGGCAAACAACTGCCGCCCAATTTCGGTACCGCCGAGGTCTGCCGTGATTTTCAGCCCCGTCCCGTCCGTGGAACAGGTCAGGGTGTTGTTTTTTGTCCTTGCAAAGACACGCCCGGTGTGGTCGTACTGAAAAATGACATCGGACATGTCGCAGTCCTTGAACGCATTGGGGTCGATCTGTTCCATGACCTTGTAGTCCCGGCCTTCGAACAGTAAATAGGGCTGGTTGAAGGTGGCCGCGTAACCCTCTACGATCATGGAGGAATCGGCACCCTCATCGGAGCGGACAGAAAGCCGCATGGCGCGGTACTCCCGCCCATCCTCCAGCTTTTTCAAAAGCTTTTCATTTTGCATCTGGTTTTTGTTCTCCCTTCTTAGGCGCTTCGCCGTTGTCGTTGAGCAGATAATACTCGCCACGGATGGTATAAGCTTTTCCCTGCCCGTCCGGGAGCGGGTCGAGGTTCCAGATTTCGCGAATTTCATCCCGGTTCATGATTCCCCGGTCGGCCATCTGGGCCGAAACGTTGAGCTTTTCGGTGTTGCTCATGTATTGCAGCCGGTTGCTCGTGGCCATGATCTGCGTTCCGCGTGCACGTTCGTTGTCGCTGAACAGCATTCGGCTGACAACATCGCTGAACTGGATTGCAAACGGTTTGATGCGGCCCTCGTAAAACGCATTCCACGCATCACCATAAGCTTTGTTTTGCAAAACATCTTCATTCACGCCGAAATAATCGAACACATTAGTCCGAATCCGCTCCATTTCCTCGTTGCTGGCGACATAGGGCGTATTATTCAGTTGCTGAACGTTGGTGTAGGTATTGGGGAAAAGCAGCATTCCGCCGCCTTCGCCCTGAAGATTTTCTTTGTTGAAATTTTCCCGCGCTTCTTTCAAGTCTTTCGCCGTTGCAAAATTCTTGAGCTGGGCCATAAAACGGAAAGAGGCCGAATTTTTGACAGCTTCCTGAATGCCCTGATTCTGGATGTTGATAAGATCCATTGTGGCGCTCAAAGCTTTGTTGTCTTCCCCGAACACATCGTTTTGATACTGGAACTTTGTCAAAATCCCGCAATCACTCATTAACGTGTCGGCCTGTTTCCCGTTTCGGAACGTATATCGGAGCAGCGGGCCGTTTGGTGTAGACAAAATCGTGCACATGTTGGGCATAAGCGGATAAATACCCGTGATATGGTCAAACTCATCTCTTATCTTGACGATAAAAGCAGTGTTTTGCATATCCAAAATCGTTGAGAGCCGGTACAAAAACTGCCCCCACGTCTGCCACTCGTTCGGCGCATGGCGGAGTCTGGTTTGCAACTCCGGCTGTGCACTGCCCAGCACCTTGACGCTGAGCTTGCTCACATGGTTTGCGCTTGCGTGGACAGCGGCACGAATGACCTCGCTCTCGTAGAGTTCGCCGCCCCAACTGGTAAAAGTCGGAGTGTACCCGTCCAGAAGCGTCCAAAATCCCTGCGACGGCTTTGCAATTTTCTGTTTGCCGAAAATTGACTCAAAAAGTCCCATGATCTCACTCCTTGTTTTTCAGTTGCTGGCCGATCTCCGCGCCCCACTTCTGCCGAACAGTCATAGCGTCCAGCAGAGCAGCACCGCCGTCGATGTGGTCGTTGACGCTGATCTTGACGGGGCGCATCCGCCCGCTCTCGACATCCATCTTCATGCCCATGTTGAGGAGGTGGGCCTTGAGAAGGTCGTTATCGCCGATGTCAAAAACGCCATCTTTCATCAAGCCCTCGGTCTCGCGGAGGACCGGCGTTAGGTTGAATCCCTGAAAAACATCATCCATCTGAAAACCGTAGTTTTCCATGTCCTGCACCAGATACTGCGCGGTATACCGGTCATATCCGACCTTGAGCGGCAGAATCTGGTACTGCTCCACTAGCATTCGGAACCAATCGAAGCAGTCGTGATAATCCACGAAATTCTCGCCGGACAGTTTCAGCAGACCGCGCCGGACATACAGCGGATACGGCAGACCGTCGCGGGCCGTGGCCTCTTCCAGCTTTTCGCTGGGAAGAAAAAACTGTGCGAAAACTTTCAGCCGGTCGTTTTTCTCGACCACGGCGACGCAAGCGGTCAGGTCTGTGGTGCGGGACAGGTCGATTCCGCCCACGCAATAGCTGGAGCGGAAACTTTCGAAGTTCAGGTGCTCGCCGCTGCACTTTTCCACGGCGTCGGTCGGGAGCCATGCTTGCGAGCTGTTCTGCTTGATGTTGCAGTATTTTGTGATAAATTCCGCCTTTTTGGAAAGGCTCCCTTCTGCAACGGCAATCTCTTCCAGTAGATAGTCCACCGAGACCGAAACGCCGAGGTTTGGGTTGGATTTGCGCAGCTCGTTGATATCGTTCCACTTGCCGATGTCGTCGATCATGTACAGAAACGGCGCAAGCCGTTTTTCGCGGGAATCGCCCAGCAAAAAGCGGGTGCTGCGCTTGATGAGTTCATCATAGATTCCCTCGTTGATATAACCCGCCGTGGAAATGCTCAGGATCAGCGGCTGACGCCGGGCACCGAGGGCCGATTTCATGACCTCGTATTGTTTGAGGCCCTGATCGCCGGGCCATGAGCTGATCTCATCGCAGATGGTCAGCGAGGGATTGAAACCATCAGATTTTTTTGCATTAAAAGCAATCTTTTTGATAGAGCTGTTGCTCTCGGCTACATACAAGTCAGACTTGCGCCGCTTGATGCGTCGGGCAAGCTCCGGCTCGTTGACGGTGCTCTGCCAAAACGCCTCATAGACCAAATCGGCCTGATCCAGCTTTGGCGCAACGCAAAAGGTCTTCGCACCATACTCGCCATCCAGAAAGGTGCAATAGGAAATGATCGCCGACGCAAACAGCGTTTTGCCGTTCTTGCGAGCCATAACAAGCACGACCTCGCGAAACTGCCGGTTTCCGTTGCCGTCCAGAATACCGAACACCACCGAAACAAAAGCCTTCTGCCACAGTTCCAGTTTGATGACGTCAGAGCGTCCTTCGCTGTGGTGGCAGAATGTTTCGATGTAGCGAATCGCTTTGGAGGCGCGTTTTTGGTCAAAGAAAAAGGACTGCTCTTGCAGTCCCTTCACAATATAGCGGTAAAATCGTTTGATCCACTGGCCCACGACGATAGAGCCGTCCTCAATAGCCTGATAGTAGGAAAAGATGTAGTTATCCATCTTTCTGCATCTCCGTCAGCCGGTCTTTTGGCTCCGGGGCCTTTCCCAGCTTTTCGATGATGGTCAACATGGTCTGGAGTGTGCGGTTTGCCGCGTCGGCGTGCTTCGGCAGCTCTTTGACCAGTGGGTTCGCATAGATATTCTCACGGCCCTTGACATACTCCTTCGAGGTGACAAGGTGGCCATCCTCTTCGTCCAGCGCGTTTTTGATGTTCTGGATCACCCGCGCCTGAACGTCGTACTGCTCCACGGCTTGCAGGAAAAGGGCGTTTTTTTCCACGCCGTAATCCTTTGCCATTCGGAGCAATTTCGAACAAGTCGTGCTTTTCTGCGCCAACTTCCTGCAACTCCTTTCTTTCCAAAAAAATTCCTGAGACCCTGAGAGCGGAAAAATTAACCTTGCCCCTCGGTCTCCTGTGGTCAGCGAAATATTTTTGACAGGGGGGAGTATGCGCAGAATTTCAGCGCGGAATCACACGCCCCGCCGGGTCAACCGAATATCTTTTCTGATTGCCATGTAATTTTAGATGACAACTCCGACAGACCAACTCCAGATTATCCCAATTTAACAGGACATCCGGGTTTTGTATGGTATCAGGCGACACATGGATTTTGTGGTGAACGATCTCACCCGCTGTGATGATGCCATCCTTCAGGCACTCCTCACACAGCCCGCCCACACTGGCAGCATAAGCGTCCCGGCACTGCTGCCACGTCTTGCTTTTATAAAACGCTTGTGCATATTCCTTTGCCATGTGCTTGCCTCGTTTGCATAAAAATAAGCGGCCCCTTTGCGGAAGGGCCGCTGCATCCAGAACTTTCGCGGCCGGATGCCCCGCTATTCGCGCCGCCCCCTCAAAGGGTGCGCGTCTGGTGCTGCCAGTTGGATTTGAACCAACGCCCACACCGCATTAACTTCTGCGCTGGCTAAACGCAGAGCCATGGGTGGTGTGTATCGCCAATGTTACCTTGCATGTATCAGATGCAAAGCGCTCTAGCCCACTAAGCTATGGCAGCATATCGTAAAGTGTCCACAATGGACACCCGCCGGGTGAATGTTTTATCGTTTGTGCGCTGCTGGGTTTTGGAGCGGACGGCGCAATTCCCATTGAGCACGTCGTTCCATCGCCGTGCTATGCTTCCCGCCGGGAGTTATTGAATCCACAATGAACGGTCTGGGCGTCTCACCCAATAACCGCATTTTGATTATAGCATAACAAAAACGAACATTCCGGTCGTTTCGGTCGTTCTGGTCGCTATTTTCCAACTTTTTTTTGAATCCACCGATTGACGCGGCATCGAACGGCCTCTGCCCCGATATCCACACCCCGCTCCATAAGCTCCACGGCCACATCCTGCGGCTTCTTTCCCTGTGAACAGATCGCCGTCAGCAAGGCCCGGAGCTCGCAGTCGTCGCAACTCTCAATGAGCCGCTGGCCGTATAGGTATTTCGCCTTTTGGTCGGCGTTGATCTCCTTGAGCCGCCTGATCTCATCTTCCCGCCGGGTAAAAGAGGCATCCGTACCCGTCACGGTCGCATGGCTCAGGATACAGGCATTGCCCTCGCCGCTGGAAGACTTGACCACATCGGAAGCACTCTGCGGCCCATCGGATTGCAGCGCCTCCAACTGTTCAATGCGCCGCTGGCGCTTCTCGATGTCGTAAGGCATGGCATACAGCTTCCGTAACTCTCTCGGCTTCAGCGGCGTCATTGTGGTTCCTCCTTCAAAAAATCAAAATGTTTATTATTTGCTCCACTGTTCGGCCATCGCTTTTGCAATGCCCGAAAATGTTTTTGCCCGGTTTTTAGCCCGGTCAGTTGTAAACATCCCTTTGTGCTGCTCTCCGTGTTTGTGAGAGTAAGAGCCGGATGGACACCATGTTGCTACAGGTTTAACAATGTTTGTCGGGTGCAGCGGCTCAATGCTTTTCAGCCAAAGGCAAGTTTTCTTTGTGTACGGATGCCCGAATTGATAAGGCTGGATGGTTTGCGTATACTCCGGCAGACAGAACACCTTGCTAGGCACAGGATTCTCTACGCAGATTTTTGGAATATCTGCCCACCAGAAACGCATAAACAAATCTCTTCCTTGAATCCCAAGCATCACGCGGTCAGCTTGTAATTCATGCCCTTTCCAAAGGTGACGTGCGCCAGCGTTGGAAAGATAAGTGCAAGGCGGATGTGCAATCAGCAAATCCCACTTACCCACATCATGCTCTACGCCGTCCATTGTCACGATTTGCCCCCCCTCAAGAGCCTTTAGAGCATCGCCCAGAATGTGCCACTCCGGGTGTCCGCCAGACGGCTCCTGAATATCGCAGGAATAGGCTTCGCATCCTTTCGCACGAAATGCTTTGCACACTTCCTGTGACTCTTCGCAAGCAACAAGCACTCTCATTGTCATCCAACCCCATTATTTCAGAACAAAATATCTTACAAGTTCAGCTATCACGCTGATTTTCGGAATCCATCCGCAGCTAAAAAATTTATTGTCCTGCAAAATGATTGCATAATCGTCGTAATTCATAATTCCGGCATGTTGGCGGTTTTGGTCTATTCGTTTCCAAAACATTGCCCCGCCGGGAAGAGGTTGTTTGTAATATTCAAGCCCAAACTGTACATCTTCCCGTACCAATTCCCACGGCGCAGCTTCTTTTATCGTTTTTTCCGCCAGCAAGCACAGCGTTTTTGTTCCGCGCTGCGGCTCTTCCTGCTTCTGAGCCGCTTCCCGGTGTGCCTTTTCCACGGCTACCCGGCACTCCGGTGGAAGGTTCCACTCGTCATAATCGGGGTTCTGCGGTATCGTTTCCGCCGCCTTGGGCGAGCAGTCAAAAACAATAGGCTTTTCGTACACCGGTTTATCCGATTTCGGGGCTTTGGCTGCTTCCTGCTGTGCCATCCTCGCCGCAATGATCTCTTGTGCCCGCCGATATGCGCCCATCAGGGTGATCTCCCCGGCCCGAAGCTCCCGCTTGGTATCATCTCCGCAGTTTTCCGAGATCGCGTTCAGCCGGGCTGCCGCCCCCGCGCTCAGGCCGAGGATTCTGCACAGCTCATCCCGTACCTTGCCTTGGAGCTGACCGTTTTTCTTGCGGCGCGTCAGAATCTCCTTGAGAGCCTCATACTGTGCCAGACGTTCGCCGTCGGTCAGCTCGCGGGCGGTGGCGTTGGCCGTGATGAGCGCGATCTTGTCGTCATCGTCATTCTTGAGCTTGAGGATGACGCAGGGCAGCGCGTTGAAACGGGTATCGCCCTCTCTGGCCAGCTCCTCGCAAGCGGTCAGACGCCGCTCGCCGCCGATCAGCTTGTAATTGCCATCTTCCAGATCGACCACTTCCAGCGGCTGCCGGACGCCGTTGGTCTTGATGTCCTCTTTCAGCCGGGAGACATCTCCGATGACGTAGATTTTGTGGTTGTCCGGGTTGACGATGATGTTTTTGCGGTCGATCATGACCACTTTCAGCGGCGGCTCCCCCGCCGGGGTGGACGGCTGTGCGTCCAGAAGGCTATGTAATAATCCGGTGTTCATTCTGTCGCATCCTCCATTTTTTTGCCGCAAACCGGGCAATAGTTCCAAATATACCGGAGATATTCGCTTTCCGACATACTCGCATGACAATTTGAGCACCGGACGACAGGCTCCGTCGTTCTTCTGTCCGGGCTGACCCATGCCAAATTTTTGGCATATTCCCATTTTGCAGTAGAGGCTTCGCCCAGTTTTGGATAAAAATCTTCAAGTCTCAGATTTAACGCTTCTGAAATTTTAGCCACCGTTTCAAATTTTGGGGTTATTTTTCCTGATTCATATTTTCGTATTGCGGAACCATCCATTCCGCATCTCGTGCCAAGTTACAACTGGGTTATGCCCTGCTTCTTCCTTTCTATTCGAATAAGTTCACCAACCGTTTTCATTTTTCTCCCTCCGCGATCTGCATCACTTTTTCCGCCAGCGTCTTATACTGCGCAGCGGGCCTACATTTCGGCGCGTACTGGTACAGAGGCCGGTGGAATGCCTTCGACTCCTTCACCCGGACGCTGCTGTCGATGTGCAGCACCGCGCCATCATCGGCCCGGAAGGTCGGGATATCCAGATTGACGAGCTGGTTGATGGTCTTGGTGGAGTAGCGGCCCCGGTCGTACTTGGTGGCCAGTGTGCCCATGATCTCCAATCGCTCGTTATACTCGGCCTTGACGGCCCGGATCTGTTCCATGATCTCGCTGAGGCCATCCAGCGCCCACTCGTCGCAGTCCACCGGGATGATGACCCAATCGGCCTCGACCAGCGCGTTGATGGTGGCCATGTCGATATCGGGCGGGCAGTCGATAATGCAGTAGTCGTATTCCGTGCGGTAGGGTGCCAGCGCCCGCCGGATGCGATCCTCACGCCGCCGGGCCAGATCAAACATCACGCTCTGATTGGCGAGCAGCAACTGCATATTGCTGGGCGCGAGGTCAATGTCCGGCCATCCGGTATGTACGATGACATCGCTGAGCTTTGCGTCCAGCGTCAGCACGTCGGCGATGGTCTTCTGGTGTCCACTCTGGACACGCTCAAAAAACTTGGTGGTGTTTGCCTGTTTGTCCAGATCCATGACCAGCACCCGCCGAGCGTAGATGCCGGACAGGATACAGGCCAGATTGCAAGCAGTGACGGACTTGCCGACGCCGCCCTTGAGGTTGATGATCGCGATGGTAGCCATGTTTCTCATTGTGGGTTCCTCCGTGTGTTTATTTTTTAGCCGCACTTCCGGGCGAGAGGACGCCGGTGTGCAGCGTTTTGCAAAAAGTCGTTCCCGCTGGGTTCTGGCCGGTCAACGATTCCGCGAGCCGCCCGCACCGTGACCCGGTTGCCGGGTCCCCAGCTCTTTGGGTGGTCGAGGACGCTCCATCCGGCCTCGATGCTCTGCATGATGCTGGCGATCATGTACTCCGTGCGTTTTGTGGTTTTTGATTCATCCGCCAGATGAGTCAGTTTGTCGCAGACGGCCCGCGCTGCCTGAGCGTCCCAGACCTTGCCCCGCCGGGATGCCCGGTAAGCGTCGAACTTCGTCAGGGCCTCCAGCAGAGGCTTGTCCGTTCCGGCGTACTCCGCGAAAACATCCTTCGGGGTAGGCCCGCCCCCCTGTGCGCCTCGCGCGCACGAAGGAGTAGTATACCCAGTAGTATACCTAGTAGTATTACTGGGTGGCGTTTTGCCACTACCCCCCGTGGCGTTTTGCCACTGGTTCCCGTCGCATTTTGCCACTAGTGGCGTTTTGCGACTAGTGGCGTTTTGCCACTGGTCAGGCGGGTGAGATTCCGCCGGATTTTCGGGCGTCTTGGCCTTTCTCTCGACGGTCTCCTTGACCTCTTCGGGCACCTCGGCGACGTACCGATTGACCATCTGACCGGATACAAGTTCCTGCCGTTTGGAGATCAGGCCCTTGCTTTCCAGACGCTTGAGCACCCGGATTATTGTTGCACGATCAGCGCCCAGCCAGCGGGTCAGGTAGCTAAAACTGCCTTTGTATTCGCTGTCGCCATCCTGCGAGAAGCCATAGATCAGAGCGTAGGCCAGCAGCTCATTGCCCTTGAGGTGGTACTTGTCCACCATCCAGTCGAGGACGAGAATGTAGCTCTGTTTTTTCGTCGTGTTTTTCACGTTTGTTCCCTCCTGCGGATCAGAACGGCAGATCGTCATCATCGGAGATCACCGCAAAGTCGTCTGCGCTGCCCTGCGAATAGGCGGGAGCGGGTTCCCGGTAGTCCTTGGGCGGCGCTTCGCCGCCGTCATCCACGGGCTGCCCGCCGGGCTTCTTAGGCCCCGCAAAATTGATCTGTCGCGCCACCACTTCCACCGCAGTGCGGTTGTTCCCGTTCTTGTCCTGATACTGGCGGCTTTGCAGGGAGCCTTCCACGGCAACAAGACTGCCCTTCTGGAAGTACTTTGTCACGAACTCCGCCGACTGCCGCCACGCGACAACGTCGATAAAGTCCGCTTGCCGTTCCTGCCCCTTCTGGGCGAAATTCCGGTCGCACGCGATGCGGAAGCTGCACACATTGGTACCGTTCCCGGTGGTGCGCAGCTCCGGGTCTGCGACGAGCCGCCCCATAATTGCCACTATGTTGAGCATTTCAGATAATCCTTTCCCGTTTCAGTCATCCAGCGCTCGTGCCCATACAGTGACTCAAAATCCCGCTGGGCCTGTTTCTTCAGATCGAGCCGGAGGTGGTGGTCAAAATGGGCACTGTACCCCGGCTCGTTGTGGTGGCGGTGGCACAGCCAGACCTTCAGGCCGTATTTCTCGGCCATTGGCCGAAGCGGGCCGTTGAGCACATGGTGCTCTTCCAGCCCGGCCACCGTGGCCACGTTGTACTTTTCCCGGCAGACGTAACACTCCCGCCGGGTCTGCATGATAGACGCGCTCATCTCTTCCTCCTCCATCCGAAAAACTCGAAGTAAATTCCGAAAGCAATCACAGCGAGAATTTCAATGACAATGCCCGCAAGCCCAATTGCGAGAGCCCACAGCATAAAAGTACAAGCAATATCACGCATTCCTCGGCACCTCCTGCCATTCCTGCCAATAATGAGTTACATTCGGATCGTTGACGCCCATTTCGGCCAGACGGTCGAAAATTCCGTCAATAAAGGCCGACATCTGGGCGCTGGTAAAGCTGCTTGAACCCATCGACGCCTTGACAGTGCAGCGGTCGTTGTCCAGCAGCTCCACAATATGAACAAGTCTGTAAGCATTGCGCAGGATGGGAACGGCGGCCACCGGAAGCTCCAAAAAGTCATATTCGAGGCCGTATTCCTCCAGCATCTCGATATAACAGTCTTCCGGGGTGGTGCCGCCCGCCTTTCCGGCGTTGTAGTGGTCGGCCATGATGGTGAGCAGCGCCCACATCATGCGGTTCTGCTCCAGACTGCGCTTTTTCCGCTGCTGCTCCACGGTAATGGTCAGCCGCAGCGGGGAGCCGTGGGCGAGGTCGTCTAATTTCTGGCGTATCTGCGTTTTAACAAATTCCGCTGAGTTTTCCACAACAATCTTTTGCTTTGTGGGGTCATAGACGACCGGAAGCTTGCCGATCACGTCGCTTCGGGCCATAAAATCTTTTTACCCTCCGTGGTGGCGAACTGCACCATGGTGATCCTGCCGACGTCGTCCCGCGCGAAGCGATCCACCCGCAGCGCAGTGCCGAGCATCCAGCGCTTTTTGTCCGTGCTCTCCACAATGGGCACTTGCGCGGTCTTCAGCAGCATTTTGCCGACATCCAGCACGTCCGAACCGGCACCCCAGAGCGCCGCAGCGGCCAGAAAGCTCGTGATCTCCTGCATCTTGGCCGGGTTATTGGCCGGAATCGACATAGCGGCGGCGTCTTTGTAGACGTACTCGCCGGTATCGGGCGAGTAAACGCCGACCTGACACCAGAGCTGACTCCCGGCATAATACCGGCGCATACACCAGCCCGCCGGGCCGTAGGCGTCATCCAGCAGCTTGCGGACAGCGGCGTCATCCGGGAGCAGCATCACGCGGACTGCGTCCTTATCCACCGCCAGAGTGATAACGCGGCAGCCCTCCGGGGCCGTCTGCGCGGGTTTCGGTACTTCGACCGGAAAACATACCGGCTTCACCGAAACGCCGCCAGAAGAGCCCGCAGACGGCGCACGCCGCCGGGGACTATTTTTTGTTGGCATCCAAATCATCCTTCCTTTTCTCAGTTTTGCGCTCTCGCGCTCTGGTGATGGCTTTTGTTTATCCTCCTACCATCATTGGAGGGCGGTCTAGTCCCCGCCGCCACCGACCCTATTCCACACTTTGCGTTTAACAGGCACGAAATCTTACGGATACAAAAGTTGCCCTTCTACTGACGCGCTAGAGTTCTGCGGATTTTTGTTACTAGTGCTGCTATCTGCACATTACCGGCTCTCAAGGCCCGCCGGGGTCCCGCGTGGTCCCAATCCACGCATCTTGACACGATGAGTATGGAGCATTAGCTAGATGTCCCAGAGGCTCAAAGGGGATGGCAGCGGCTCTTGTTTTACCACCTGCCGCCAGTGGTGGTGGGATCAGTACATCCCGAATTCCTGATCGAGAAGGGTGTCCAACCGGATGGTGTTCCCACGGCCCTTGCCCTTATCGCCCGACATATTCGCCCAGCCGTACGGGTAGCGCTTGCGCACATACCGGGCCGGGATCCCCATGCACACGCTGACCTGTTCCAGCGTCAGCCGGATGCAGCCGGTTTTTGCAAAAATGGCTTTATAGCTGTCGTGCCATGCGTCGTTACGGTTAGATTTCGCCACGGTCTCTCAACTCCTTCTGTCTGCGCTCAAATTCGACTTGCTGGCCGTAGGTGCGGCCCGCCGCATTGGCGCGGGCCAATACCGCGCCGAGGCTGTTGTCTTGGGTGGTTTTCTTCGGGTGCGGAAAGGCCTTGCGGGCCTCTTCTTCCAGCGCCTCCCGCTCCATCTTCTCCCTCATTTTCTGTTCGCGAAGGAGCTTTTTCTTCAAAACCAGCGCCGCCGCCGCACGCTTGCCGAGGCACGTCGGGCAGTATTGCCGCGTGGGGCCTACATTGTGCATCTCTGCCCCGCAGGTCACACAGGTGCGGGTGTATTTCGCCGTCGTTGTTTGTGCCATCACCGCGCCGTCCTTTCCATGCGCCGCCGGAAAGCGGCACGCCGCCGGGCGTTGTCTGCGCGCTTGAACTTGTCCCACTGGGCCAGCAGATACGGCCCGCCGATCACCAGCGGGGTCAGCAGGAACACCAGCAGCAGCGTCTCGGTCATCTGGGCGTGGTAGACGTCCCGGCCAAACATGACCATCAGGTCTGCAAATATGTAACAGGTCATAAGATCAACGCACCTCCGATTTTATAGGCCAGCATGAAAACGATGAGCAGATAGGCGGCCCACCCGGCAAACACGTCCCGGCGCGGCCTCGTTGCGGCGATAAACAACAACGCGCACAGGCAGCCGCCCGCCAGAAAGCACATCATACAAGCAAAAATTGCGCTCCTTGTCATCCGCTCACCCCATCCCCAAAGCCCGATCGATCAGTGACCGGGGATTATCGTTCGAATAATTGCCGCTCATATACCGGTTGATGACGCTTCTGCTGAGCCCGGTCTCGCGGGCAAGGTCTTCATATGTCCAGCCGCGCAAAGCAAGCTGCTTGACGGCCTCCGCCTTCCATGTGACGCTGAAACTTGTCTGCAACGTTTTCCACCTCGCTTGTGTAAAATGTTTCCCAAAAAGGCTAATAAAACATTGCCAAGCAAGTGGAAACGGGCTATAATAGACTTGCGGAAATCTAATTACGTCTGTTTCGGCTTGGCAACGCTGTTTCCTTTCCCACGGTCAAAATGGGAAAGGCTGCAAAAAGCGCTGTACGATAGCGCCTTTTGCCGGTTCGGGCTCATGGCTGAAGCCCGCCCGCGCGGTAGGGTAATCCAGTATGTGTGCAAAGCATCTTTAGGAGAAACCCATGAGCACTCAAGCGGTCTGAGATGGGGTCTCGCTCTTGAGTACGGTATTATTATAACTCAAATAAACTCAAATTGCAACAAGAATAATTGATTTTATTTGAGTTTGTGGGTTTGCACAAAAAAGGGGGTGAGATTTTGTTCTTTGACAATTTTGATCGATATTGCAAACGTGACGGAAAAACCAATTCAGAAGTTGCGAAGGCAATTGGGCTTGACCCTTCGTCTTGTACAGGATGGCGAAAGGGCGCAATACCGCGAAACGGCACAGTGAAAAAATTGGCCGATTACTTTGGCGTGACGGTTGACGATTTACTGGCCGACAACAAAAAAGAGCCCGCCGGGGATGGCGAGCTCGATGAGGATATGAAAGAGTTTGTAGAATTGGCCAAAAAGATGACGCCTGAAGAAAGAAGCGCGATTTTAACGCTGATGAAATCCAAAGAGAAAAATTCAGGCAACGGCTGAATCTTTTTTAGTTTGGATTTCCCTCATAAGCTTCAGGGCCTCTTGGATTAGTTCCGGGTGATCTTGAAAATAAGCTAAGAATTCTTCAGCCGTCATCTGCAACACTCCTTTTTGTTGTATTTCTTGGCTTTATATTACAACTGTATTTGAGAAAAAGCAAGGGCTTCAACGTAACCTTGTAGAAAATGGCAAATCAGCCCTTGCCGTTTTGTGCATATTTGTGAAAGAAGGGATTTCAATGGGGTTCAGTTTTCGCAAATCGCTCCGTCTGGGCAAGCATGGGCGCGTAAACGTCAGCAAGTCCGGCGTGGGCTTTAGCTGGGGCATCCCCGGCTTGCGTTTTACCAAAACCGCGAAGGGACAGGATCGCGTAACGTTTTCCATCCCCGGCACTGGCATCCGTTGGACGAAAACCAGCGGCAAAAAGAAAAGATAAAGGAGAATTGCTATGAGAATCCAAAAAATCCGCGTTGCCGCCGCCGCTCTGGCGCTGGCTCTTACTGTCATGTCCTGCCCGGTCGCAATGGCCGCGACCGACGTTAAGACTTATCAGGCCGTTGCTTATGCTCAGGCCAATGAGCAGCCCGCCGGGCAGAAGCTCACCATCACAGGCAAGCCCAACTATACCGCCGTCACGACGACCAAAGAGGGCAATCTGTACGGTTTTGACACTGCCGATGGTGTGTATTACATCCAAATCGGCAAAAGCACCGTTGCCGCTATCCAAGCAGCAGCTCCGGCCCAGCAGATGACCTTATACGGCACCTACTCCGGCAAGCTGGCCGTGAACGGTATGCCGATCCTCGACATTCAGTCCGGTGCTGTCAAAATCGGCGACAAGCTCAACGAGTTCGCCGATCTGAGCGCCGCCGGGCAGAAAGCGCTTGCTGCCGCATCCAGCTCCGCCCAGACTGCCGCCGCCCCTGCCGCACCGACCACCAGTGAAAAGGTCTGGATTCCCACCAACGGCGGCAAGAAATATCACAGCAATTCCTCTTGCAGCGGCATGAAGGACCCGAAAGAGGTCGATCTTGCGCAAGCAGAAGCAGAGGGCTATACCCCCTGCAAAAAGTGCCATTGATGGAAGGTGTCCACAGTGGACACATAAAAACCCCGCCGCCGGGTGACGACGGGGAAACGAAATTAGTTGTTTTGGCTCCACTTTTTTGCGGTAGCGCCGAAAATAAGGCCCAAAAGAAGCGATGTCCAATCAGCTTTCGGAGCTCGGAAAGGGACCTGCTCCCCCGGAAGGAGGGGCGAACATCGGGAAGCCGTGAAAGGGATACAGGCTTTCAAGATTGTAGCCCGTAGTAGTTACCGGTGCATTCTCCGTAAGGTAGCGGTTGACGGCGCGAAGAAGCTCGATACGAAGGTCGAGCTCTTCGGTAGTCATGCCGCGCGCTTCCATCTCCGAAAGCCAACGACTGACATCATCCAAGCAATCTTTTTTCATCATCTCAACAGTTTTTTTCGTGCTCATAGAAATATCCTCCTTATAGTTCAACAATGGTTCCGTTGATATCGGCCAGCCGATCCGCCGGATCACGTCCGGCATCGAGGTCGTCGCGGGCTTGCTGTGCGAGACGCAGCATCTCGTCGTAGGCCTCGGCGTCGGCTCCATAATTAGCGAGTACATAGATGAGCTTCAGGGTGCGATTGCGGGCGTATCCCAGTATCATAGTATCGGTCGGCATGGTCAATCCTCCCATGGGGCCCGGACGCGATCCGGGTCTTTTGGTTTTGAGGCGGGCATCCCGTCGATGATCTCCATATCGTCGGGGCAAGTAAAATCAGCAACCATTATTTTTTTACCTCCTATGCTGGTTATTTTTTACAACTTTGTTATAACATAGGTTGATGTAAAATATCCATTACAGATTTTTGCAAAATCCTGTAAAGGAGAAATTGTCGAAATGGGGGCGGGAATTATGAACGAATATGATAAACGAATTGCCAAAGCTCTGGAAATGGCGCGGGCAAAGGCAGGAATCAGTCAAGAAAGGCTTGCCAAGCGGATGGGCGTAAGCCGCCCGACCATTGCGGGCAGAGAGCAAGGGGCATCCCCTGTCACGCTGGCCGATATCATCGATTGGTGCGTTTCGTGTGGAGTCCCGGCCAAGCGGTACACAGACGCCTGTATCCATCCGGGCTTGTTGGAGTATCTGGAAGACGACATCACCACCGAAGAAAAGCGGCAGATACTGCACGCAGTGGTGGATGAGATGTCCAATTATGAGGTGGATGGCTGGCTATACCTCTACTATGGAGATCATGGGTCTGACCCGCTGGGCGTCCTGACCGAGGTGCTTGCCAACCTGCACACCACGCTTGCGAACCGTGTGGCCGTATGCTCCACCATTGGGACCAACTATGAGCTGGATCATGCCAACGACCGCGATCCAGACCCAAACGGCATACAGCCCATTATGTCGATCATGTATCAAGCTCGTGACTGCGGCACCGAGGCAGCCCGCCGGGGCGATGATGCGTATTCAGTGAGGGATGTGAATAGAGATGCCGAGAAAAAGTATAGGGATGCGCCCGGATGGGCGCTGTCAGATCAAGCGAAAGATGCCGGATGGAAAATATCGCTTTTTTTACGGAAAAACAAAATCTGAAGCAGAGGCAAAATACAAAGAAGCACTAATCCAAAAAGCGGAGGCCGAAAGTAAGGCAGAGCTTTTTGAAATTGTTGCCGCTGATTATTGGGACAAGCTGCTCAAACGCATCATAGACGGGACAGATTCAACATATAGGTCTAGCTATGAACGTTGCGTCCAATTTTTTTCGGGCAAACGGATGGATGAAATTACGCCGGTCATGATCGTAAGTTTCGGGCAGTCTCTCAAAGATGAGGGGTTATCAACGAGCAGCATTCGGAACACGATCAGCATTTTGCGCGGCATTTTTCGCGGCTGGCGGCTTGCAAGCGGATCATCTTACAATCCGATGCAGGATATCAAGTCCCCCGCCGGGAAGCCCGCGGCTATCCGGGAACCACCTACAGACAAGGAGCTTGCTCTTTTCCGGGCGCATCCCGAAGGGTTCGGGCTGTGCGCATGGATGCTGATGTACACCGGCTGCCGTCTGGGTGAGCTGATTGCTCTCCGATGGGAGGACATAGATTTCGAAAGCAACAAAATCTATGTCAGTAAAAAAGTGTCATGGTCAGGTGGCGGTGTCAAAATACAGGACCCTAAAACCAATAACGGCGTCCGGGTCATCCCGCTTATGCCCCATCTCAAGCGAGAGATAGAGCCGCGCCGGGGCAAGCCGACAGAATATATCATCGGCGGCATGGCAAGGCCCTTAACCGATGCAGAGTATCACAGCCGATGGCTTGCGTATTGCACGAAGCTGGGGCTTGTTCAGCCGAGTGAGAGCAAGACAAGATACAGAGATAGCCGCCGAGGCCCAAAAGCGGCTAAAAATCCATTGCCGCCTGTAATGGAGCCCACCGTTACGGCTCACCAGTTCCGGCACTCGTTCGCGTCGGACTTATACGATGCCGGTGTTGGAGTGCTGGAGGCAAAAAAGATCATGGGTCACGCGGACATTTCGACAACATACAAAATATACACTCATATCCGAGAGCGCAAGCTAAAAGATGCCACCGAAAAAATGATTAAATTTTATGATGATGAGGATAAATAAAAGTAGTCAAGAAGTAGTCAAAAACAATAAAATAACGAAAAAACGATATGCGCAAAAGGTTCGACTCCTGCTGGCGCAACTGAAAACCGTCTACTGAGTTCTTCGCTCGGTAGGCGGTTTTTGTGATTTGGAGGCATGTTTTCCCCCGGAACCGGCAGCAGACTCTTTTTGAACGTTTCGTTCGCGATGACGCTGTGAAGACCATTCTTCTTGAAGTGGAAGCTCTGGCTGGGGCGGGGCGGACGCTGCTGCGCAAAAAAATCTGATTCCGTAAACACAGCCGCCTTCTGTGTGGCGTTCCACTTTTAGGATATCCACAGCAGCGCCGAAAATCGGTGGTTATGGCAACGGAATATTGGAAAAATTATAGAATATTTTATCTGGAACCTTTATTTTGCGCGGAACGCTTGACAAGAAAATATTTTTTGCAATAATAAACCTATAGGAAAAATCTTTTATCCATCGGACCCACACCCGGAGGTAAATGCGATGTCGCTCAGTCTGAATCAAATCAATGCGTCCGCCTATGCCAAAGCGGCGGCGGCGCTGGAACAAAACGGAAAAGCCACGGTGGCCCATCCCACGGGGTCGGGCAAAAGCTGTATCGCGTGGCAGCTGGTCGCCGACCATCCGCAGGCCTCCTTTGTCTGGCTGGTGTACGGTCAAGCGCGGCTCACCCTGCGCAAGGCGGATGTCAGCCGCTACAACGACGGCGTTCTTCCCCCAAACGTCGTCTTCTGCGATTGCACTGCTCTGGCCGAGGCGACGGCCGAGCAGTGGATCCGGCTGGCAGCCAAAAAGCCGGATTATATCATCCTTGACTGCTATCATGAGGTCACAGCGGCATGCTGGGCAAAGTCGGCCCAGCGGCTGCTCCTGCTCTGCCCGGAAGCGAAGCTGCTGGGCCTGACCGTGCCCAACAGCACCGAGAACTGCCGCGCTGCGGGCGATCTGCTGGAAGGCGCGGTGGTCTCCCGGATGACGGTAGGGGAGGCTATGGCACTGGGCACGCTGCCGGTTCCCTCCAACTATGCGGCGATGCTCTGGCCGCAGGAAGGCCAACTGGCCATGCTCCGCGCCCGGATCAAGAATCTGCATCTGCCCACGACGAACAACACGCTGACGGCCCTCTACGACGAGATCGGCTGGGCGGTGCGTCAGGCCGAGAACCCCACCGACCTGCTGCCCCGTGTCCTGACCGATACACAGGGGCGGTATCTGGCCGTGTTCGAGTCCGAGGATTACCTCGATGAGATCCGGGAGCCGCTGGAAGCGTTCCTGCGCAGCACGGACGCGGCGGTGCATTTCTACCGTGCCGAGTGCGACTGCCTCGCCGAGTCCGAGGAGGTCCGGAAATTCTGCACTGCCGCCGAGCCGGGCCCCAAGGTGCTGTTCTGTGTCAACACGCCGGGCGTCCAGCAGCCCATCGAGGGGCTGGCCGGTGCCATCCTCGTGCGGGAGAGCGGGGAGCCGGGGACGTTCCGCCAGATGCTCTGCCGTGCGCTGGTGGCGTGCGGTCGCAAGCCGGTGCCGGTGTTCGACCTGACCGCGAAGTTTGATGGCCTCGGCAATGGCCGCGTGCTGCAGAAGGAGTGCACCACCGCCATGCTCCGCGCGGGCAGCGAGCACCCCGGCTTCCAGCAGCAGAAGCCCATGCGCCAGAGCTACCATCTGTACTGCTGCTTGAAAAAAGAACTGGAAGCCCGGTGGGATGCCTACTACGAAGCGGCCGTGGCTGCCGCCGCGAAGGAAGGAACCCTGCGGCTGCCCTATCATTACGTCACCGAGGACGGTCTGCCGCTGGGCCGCTGGCTGGAAACGCAGCGCTTGGTCCGCGCCGGGCAGAAACCCGGCCGTCTGGACGCCGACCGCATCGCCAAGCTGGACAAGCTGGGCATCGAGTGGAAACAGCGCTCGGAGCTGGCTTGGGAGCGGGCCTTTGCCGCCGCCAAGAAGTACCGTGATGACCACGGCGACCTGCTGGTCCCGGTGCGCTACCACGACCGCAGCGGCTTTGCGCTGGGCGAGTGGATCGTCTACAACCGCCAGCGCTATATCAGCGGCAACCTGACCCGCGCCCGCATTGAGCGCTTGGAAGCCATCGGCATGGTGTGGAACGCCTCCACCGACCTGTGGGAGCAGAGCTACGCCGCCGCAGCCCGGTATTATCTGGAACACAAGGACCTCGAAGCGCCCATCAAATACGTCACGCCGGACGGTTTCGCGCTGGGCGTCTGGCTCAGCAGCCAGCGCAGCGCCTACAAGAACGGGGATCTGACGGAAGAACAGATCGAGCGGCTGGAGGCCATCGGGATCAACTGGGTCAACCGGAATGTCCGCAAATGGCAGGAAAATTTCGAGGCCGCCAAGAAATACAAGGAGACCTATGGCAACTTGGAGGTCCCTTCCAACTATGTCACGCCGGACGGCGTCCTGCTGGGCAAATGGATCGCCCGCCAGCGGTACACATGGCAGAACCCGGAGCATTCCAGCGCCCGCGTCACGCCGGAGCGCAAAGCGCAGTTGGATGAGCTGGGCATGGTCTGGGAGAAGTACGACCCGTGGCAGGAGCGCTACGATCTGGCGAAGAAGTATCAGGAAGAGCACGGCGATCTGAACGTGCCGCTGAATTATAAATCCGAGGATGGCATCTGGCTGGGCAGTTGGCTTTACCGCCAGCGCCAGTATCTGCGCACCGGGGATCCGCGGCTGGCCGACGATCACCGCAAAGAGCTGGAAGCGCTGCTCAAGAGCGAAAAGCCCTCCAAGCAGCATCCGACCCGCCGCCGGAGCGAGAACCTGCGGGAGCAGAACTGGGAGAACAACTTCGACGCAGCCAAGCAGTATTTTGAGGAACACGGCAACCTGCTGGTGCCCTCCAATTACGTCAGCGCCGATGGTTTCCGGCTGGGCGTCTGGATGTCGAACCTCCGCGCTGCCCGCAAGACCCGACCGGATTCCTTCCAAGTGACGCAGGAGCACATCGAGCGGCTGGACGCCATCGGGATGGAGTGGGACGCCCGCATTGCCAAGTGGGACCTTGCCTATGAGCACGCAGAGGCCTACGCTCAGCAGCACGGCGATCTGCTCCCGCCCGCGACCTTCCGCTGCGCGGACGGCTTCGGCCTCGGCGACTGGGTGCGCCGGATGCGCACCGCCTACGTCGAGCACGACCCCAAGCTGACGCCGGAGCGGATCCACCGCCTGAACCAAATCGGGATGCAGTGGGTGCTGCACCGGAAAGAAGAGCAATAAAAAAAACGAGACTGCTGGAAAAGCCCAACAGCCTCGCTTTTCATTTTATAGGTCGTCCAGTTCGGTCTGCAGCTGCGCCAGCGCGGTGCGGATGGGCAGGGGCATGATGGTGCGATTGATGACCCGTCGGCACAGGGTGAAGAACAGCTTGTCCTGATACTCCCGGTTCAGCGCCCGCCCACTGTGCTCCGGCGCCAGCG